TAGCTGCTGGGCAGAGCTCGGTGCAACTGAATACGGATAGCACCTATCTTTGGTAGTTTGACATGCCGGCCATCTGCTGAGATGGATGTGTGCTGTTGATAACGAAATGAGATTGGTGTAGTATATTTGCTTTTGAACTGGGGAAATCCCGCACCTGTTTTCCGGATATTCTTGAGTGCACAATCCAAGTCCCTGAGGCTCTGCTGCTGCACTTGGCTGTAGGTGTCAGATAGCCAGGGCAGTGTTTTCTTCAGCTCAACCAACTGCCGACACATGTCTGCATACCACACAAACTTCTTGTCAGTTGCATATTCATCAACGTTGACCTTCAGGAAGTGGTTGTATAGGAATCGCACTGATCCACCCACAGCAGTCATCCTCTGTGTTTGACTGGCGGTGGGATATATCCTATATCGGTAACGCAACTTCATGCGGGTATTTATGCAGCGCGCTATCCATCCGCGCAGCAAGCTGTTGCGGTTTTCCGCTCAACGCAGCTAACGCTGCTGGTAAATAGGCTGGAGATATCAACGCATGACAACCCCTTTGCAGCAACAGATCATTGACGACGTCCAACTGATGCTGGGCGGTCAGATGGTAGACATTGAGCTTGATCCCAATCACTATACCACAGCACTGAGATTGAGTTTTGATCGCTATAGGCAGCGCAGCGGCAACGCTGATGAAGAAAGCTATCTGTTTCTGCTGCTGCAGAACAACATCACTGACTACTACCTACCTGACAATGTCATGAGTGTGAGACAGCTGTTTCGCAGGGGTCTTGGTGGCATCACAGGTGGTACACAGATTGACCCATTCAGCTTGGCCTATACCAATCTCTATCTGCTGCAGGCAGGAGCAGGTGGCGGATACACCGCGGGTCTGTTGACCTATGAGCTGTTCTATGAATACTTGGATCAAGCTGGACGTATGTTTGGTCGCGACATCAATTATACCTTTGATGTGGTAACCAAGAGGCTCAGCATAGTGCGGCGTCCCAGTGGCAACGAACAGATTCTGATCTGGGCCTACATGCGTCGCCCAGATGACACCATCTTACAGGATCCCTATGCTCGCCCTTGGATCAGGGACTATACTTTGGCCTGGTGTCAGCGCATGTTGGGAGAAGCCTATAGCAAATACAACACCTTGGCAGGTCCGCAGGGCGGTACCACACTCAAGGGTCAGCAGCTGTTGGAGGAGGCCAAAGCCAGTATGGAACGGCTTGAGAAGGACATTGATCTTTACATTGACAATGCCATGCCCTTGTCGGTTATAGTTGGCTAATCTGCAGCGGCTGTGCGGTATAGGCTTTTAAGTGCGGTTTTGCCTGCAGTATTCATCTTGTCCAGCCCCAGAATGGTATATACTCCTTCTGGGGTTGGTATTTGGTCAGTTCTAGCCCACTGCTGTTGCCATTGCCACCAACACTCGCTTTTCATGTCAAACAAGAACAGCTCGCACAGCGCCCAGGGCTCTTGATCATAGAGAAAACGATCAACATACATTTGTGCTGACCAAGCACAGTCTGTGCCTATTTTCAGCAGGCTGGCATCTTGTGTGAACAGGCCTATGATATAGATTCTGTGTGTCCAGCGTGCAATCCAGCTGTCGCGGCGCAGAGCATTGTCAGTGGCCAACTGTCTGCGAGGCCAGCTGCGATGCATGCTTTTGTTAGCACGCATGAGGTATCTATTGGCAGTCTTGAGATGTTCTATCTCTAGCTCATGTGAGACCAAACTGGGCGATGCTGCAGCAGAGCCAGGGTATGTGAAAACATGTACAGCATGACCCGCAGACGCTGACAGCTGTGCAGCTGCAGCAGTGGCCGGTCCGTCGCCGCCATTTGACAACAGCATTGGTATGGTGTGGATCATATGTAACCCTTGACTTGTGACCTTGGCTCAGCAGATCAGCTGAGCGATCTTGGCCTGCAGCTGATCCAGTGACCCACCGTTATCTATCACAGCATGGAATCTGCTGCGTGCCCACATGTACTCACTGGGGTGAATGTCGCTGCGAGTCAGCACACTGTCGTGGCCGTTTCGCCAGTCACTGAACCATTGAGGATCTAGACCACGACGAATCCACCATGTTTGGCCATGGTTGCGGGCAATCATGTCAATTTCATTGGGAAATCTAGTGTCGGGAATCACGTAGTTGCGAGACTGATCCTGCATCTTGTTTTCCATGCTGGCCACCCAGATGTCGTCGTGAAATCCATAGCGACAAACTTCGGTGCCCCATTGCTGCAAAACCCAGCGCGGTGTGAGATCAGCTATACCCAGTCTGGCTGACCACCAGGTATCCACTTGCTCGCGCCAGGTTCTGCTGTCTGCTGTGTCCCCTTCCAGCAGATGCCTAGGCCAATTGAACACCGCTGCCACAGCATCTTTGAGGCTGTCGGCAAAGCTGATCTTGGTCCAGCCATATTGGTCTGTCAAAATGTCAGCCACTGTGCCCTTGCCACTGCCTATCAATCCACAGATGCCCACGATCATCACAGTCTCCTTTGTTGTATGATACTGGCTTGTCTGCAGATTATCAAGCCATGTGGCCTCAGGTGTGACCCCAACAAACCAGCATTTTTCTCCAGTCTGCTGATAAATAGAAAAGCACAATTCATTTGGAGAAGTCATCCATGGCAACCCTAGTTTCACCAGGCGTAAGCGTAACCGTTACAGATGAAAGTGTCTATGCCAGCGCTGGTGCCGGAACCGTTCCACTGATTTTCATAGCCACTGCAGCCAATAAACTGCAACCTGGCAACACCGCAGGTGTGTATGCCCCTGGCACCACTGCAGCCAATGCCAACCAGTTGTATCTCATCAGCAGCCAGCGCAACCTCTTGCAGACCTTTGGCACACCGCAGTTTTATCAAACTGCTGGAACTCCTGACTATGCCAATCAGCTGAATGAATTGGGTCTGTTTACCGCATACCAATATCTGGGCATTGCCAACACAGCCTATGTGCTGCGAGCTGACATTGATCTAGCGCAGATGGTTCCCAGCTCCACAGAGCCATCAGGCCCCCCAGCAGTGAACCAATACTGGCTTGACACCAAAAACAGCACCTGGGGAATTTTCAGCAGCAACGGCAATGTCAACAGTGCACTGAGTTGGAAAGCTGACACTGCTGTGGTGCTGACAGACAGCAGCCAATTGGAAATCATTGTGCAGAGCGCCACTGGCATAGTGGGTGGCACTGGCAGTGTCATAACCAACTCTGCCAACTTGGTGATCAACGGCACCAGTATTGCCTTGACTCAGGGCATGAGCCTAGCAGATGTGGCCAGCGCCATCAACAACAGTCCAGTGCACCTCAATGGATTCAGTGCGGTGATATATGAGCGCACAGGCAAGCCAGACCCCACTGTGACTGCTGTGGAAGATCTGCAGTATCTGCGTATTGTGCAGAGCGACATCGGCACTGTGATTGATCTGCTCTATAGCAACAACAATATACTTATGGATCTGGGATTCAGCACTCCAGAACCAACCAACAGCATACTGCCCAAGTACAGCTTTGGTTCAGTTGGCAACTTTGCTGTGGATACCTACAGCACAGACCCAACTACTGGTCTGGTTGAAAACACCATTTGGCAGAAGATAGAGCAGACCACATTGGATGGCAATACCAATGCCTGGTGGTTCAAGATTGGCAGCACCAATGCGGACTATCCGGGTTGGGGCTGGCGCGAGGCTGCACCCCGTGTGATCAAGGGCACCACAGCAAATCCCACATTCACGGTGGGCAATCAGTGCACCATCAGCATAGGCAATGCAGTTCCTGTTACCATTACTGTGTCTGGCACACATCTGTCTGATTTTGTCAGCAACATCAATTCAGTGCTGGATGCCAACAGCTTCAATGCTGTGGCCAGCATTTCCACCACCGGCAGCAACAACTATCTGGTCATTACCAACTACGATGGCACAGACACTGCATTCCATGACATAACCCTAGAAGCCAATCTCACTCATCCGTGGCTTAATGCAGGTATCAGCACAGCACAGACCTACTATGCAGCAGTCACTGGTACCACAAGCAATCCAACCTTCAATGCAGCCACGCTGGAAATCAGCAACGGCAATGTGTCCATGGGACAGTCTCAGCCAGCACCTGTGGTTGTGAGTCCGGGCGTGGGCTATGCTCCAGGAGACACTCTGAATCCTGTGGGTGGTAATCTCAGTGTGCAGGGCACTTTGGCAGTGCTCACAGTGCAGGCTGCTGTGGCCACACTGATCAATGGTGGATCTGGTTTTGCCCAAGACGATACCCTGACATTCAGTGGTGCCAATTGGATTGTGCCCACCATACTCACAGTGACCACTGTTGGCGGGGGTGGTGTGATAGCCACTTTGGACATCACTCAAGCAGGGCAATTGTCAACCAGCCTGCCCAGCAACCCTGTGGAACCAACCAGCACCAGCGGCACTGGCATCAGCGCAACAGTCTCGTTTGGTTGGGGTGTGGACACTGTGAGAGTGAGCAATGGCGGTGTGTATAGCACAGCCATAGCCAACCCAGCCAATGTCACAGGTGGCAGCGGCACAGGTGCCACTTTTACCATAAGCATGGCCTATCTCACAGCTGATACCTTTGCTATCAATCCCGGAACTGGCACTGCCACTACCATTTATGTGCCCGCCAGCCCCAACGCCAATCTAGCTGGTGTGGTGAATGCTATCAACGCAGCGTTCCCCGCGGGTCCCATAGTGGCCAGTATTGCCACAGGCAACTATCTCAAGATAGTCAACACCAACAATACTCAGTTTATTCTGCAGGACATCAGTGGCACACCTCTGACCAGTGCGGGTATCAAAGTGGGCTGTGTGTTTGGCCGCCAGTTGGTATATCAGGGCTACTACCCCAGCCTCACAGTGCCCAACACGCTGTCGCAGACAGCTGCCACCAACATATGGATCAACACCACCAGCCAAGATCGTGGTGCCAACATGGTGGTCAAAAAGTGGAATGGCAGCCTTTGGATACAGCAAAACACTCATCCCAACAGCGGCACTGTGCCGCTCTACAGCAGTGATGCTGTGGCCAATGCTGCCTTTGGATCCAGCAAGACCATAGGCACTGTGTATGGTCGCTATAACAATGACGGCAACAGCCCAGCCGAAGCAACCACTGTGTTCTATGAATGGGATGGCACTGCTTGGGTCACGCTGAGCTACACAGCTGGTGCATTGGCCCCCACAGGCAAGGCTGCCAACGGCACGCTGTGGTACAACACATATCTGCAGGTTGACATCATGGTGGGCAATGGCAAGATTTGGCAGGGCTATCGCAATGCCTATCCTGCCACTGACCCCAACGGTCCAATCATTGATGGTTCCATGCCCACCACACAGAGCGATGGTGTGAGCCCACTGGTTACCAACGACATT